TCCTGTCTAGGCATTAATGAATCTGTTAACATGTTAGGCAATATCGATAAGATGCTTCATTACAAGCTTCTATTAAAGCTTTTTCCTAAATCTAAACAGTCTCCCTTTATCAAATATATTAAGAAGGTTAAGGAAGAGAAGACTAAAGAGGATGATAAGGTAGAAATGCTGGCCTCTAATATGGAAGTGTCTAGGAGAGAGATGAAACTATTACTTGAACTTAAACAACAATTTACTTAATTTATACTATATATGATCGCACACTCGATGGCTAGCCTAGATGCTGAAGTAAACGGAATTACACCTGAAGATTACAAAGATGTACCTCTTCCAGAAGACTATGAAATTGTTGAACTTCTTTCAAATGTAATTTCAGTAGAATACGTTGATGTAGCTTCTGATGGTAAATCAATAATGCGCAATGGTATTATTTTACCTAACCAAGTTATTGATAATAGAGCTTGGCGGGTAGCAAGAGTTAAGCTTGCAGGCCCAGCTTGCAAGCAGGTTAAAGTGGGAGACGTAATTATCTTTCCTGGTGATAGAGGATTGCAGTCAATTCAAAGAAATGGCAAAATGTTAGTCTTTCTTTCTGAAGATCGTATTTTTGGTATTTGTAAGCCTATTGAAAAGGAGGCAGACAAGAAGAAAAAGAAAAAATGAGATTAGGCCGAGCAGCTCTAGCCCAGCTCTTAATGACTAATGTTGTTGAGCTGAGGTTTAGAAGGAAAATAGAGAAGGCCGGATTTGGTGATTATAGACGTATGTTATGTACAAATGATAAAGGACTTTTAATGTCTCAACTAGGTCGTAATATTTTAAATTATGAACCACCAACAGGGCAATTAAAATATAATCCTGCACAAAAGAATTTAATACCCGTATATGACATTTTTATGCAAGCATACCGAATGATTAACTGCAATGACGTTGAGGTAATTGCAGTTATTAACACCTCACCTGATCCTAAAGAATGGTGGCAGTATTTTAATGACTCAATTGCCCCAATGCCTGCCGGTCAAAAGGCCGGGTTTATGAACAAATGATATCTGTAGCATCCACATACCTAGAAGAGTTGCCCGGAGAGACTTTCCTCACTCGGCATCTACAATCCCCTATAAAGTTTACCCTGGGTGAAAAGATTATTAAACAAGGAAGACTTGTACTATTTAAACGAGCTCATTATTACCTTCATGTAACTCTTATGACTGATAAGAGTAATAAAGAGTCATTTGAAATACCTATTCCTTTTAGAGTAGAAGAATATTTTCATGAAGGTTTAGCCTTTTTTGATTACCGCTTACAGGGCCTATTAGGGTTGAAGAGTGAACTAAATGAAAAATTAGCTAAAGTTAGAATTAAAAACACAAATCCTTCTCAATACTATAATAAGATCTTAGAGATTAAAGCACAAATTACATAAATAATAAACATATGGCAACCAAGCAATTCGATTCTTTACTCAACGAGTATCTTTCACAACTTACAGAAGCACCAGTCTCTACGGAGCTTGATGTAATGAATAGAACATTAAAATCAGGCATTGGACCAGCCCCTGGTGGTGGTTATCTTATTGGTAAAATTGCTGAAACTCTTTCTACTCTTCCTAAAAATAAAGAAAAACCAGTAACAAAAGAAGAAGTTGTTGACATGATTTCTCAAGAATTATTTGATAAAGTTTTCCCTGGTGGTACAAATAAAGCTAATAATGAAGAAGCTTATAGAGAATCTATTAAACAGGCTCTTATAGACATTGTTAAAGGTATACAAGAAAGAGAAAAAGTTAAAATACCAGGAGCGGGGGCAGCTGTTGCAGGTTATACGGCAAGACTTATATCTCAGCTTGTAGATGCTAAGAAAGAATACGGTGCTAGAGTTTCTAGAGAAAAAGTTGAAGCGGCCGTAGAAGATGCAGAGGGATCTGTTGAGAACGGTCAGCCAGCTGAACCTAAAGCACCTAAAGCAGCTCGCTTTATGGAAGACGCTGAGTATGAAATTTTAACCCCTGATGAGATGTCAGCTGCTGGTGTTGAGCTCTCTGACGACCTTAAGACATATTATTCCAGAATTGAGAATATTGCCGATCAAGTCCAGAAAGGTAAAGATTTAGTCAAAGCTATTCAACGTGGTGGAGCTGATACAGGTTCTGCTATGAAAGCAACTTCAGCTCTCATTCGTGCAGGAGCTATTAAGTATGCAACAGCTGAGAATTCTGATCAGGACATTCAAGCCTTAGAACGCGAAGAGGGTGACATTGAGGATATCGGTCGTAAGGAGTTTGAGAAGTCATTTGGTAAAGTTTATAAAGACTACATGGCATCAAAGCCTGAAGCTATGTCATATGGGTTTGAAGACTAATTTATTATATGGAAATCAATACACCACATTTCAACGCCATCGCAGGACAATTCTTAACTGAAGCTAATATGTACGGTAAAAAGAAAGCTGTTAAGAAGCACATGAAGCCTATGAAGGCTGTTAAGTCTAAATCTAAGTAATCTGTATTACAGATACGCTACACTTCTTAAGGAATTCTATTCCTGAATTATCTCTATAAAGAGTTTTATAGAACACTTTTTTAACCCCTGCACTATAAATCATCTTTGCACAATGTATGCAAGGTGCATGAGTTACAAACATTGTAGCGTCTTCTCCAGACATAAATGATTTTGCAAGTTTAGCAATACAATTTGCTTCCGCGTGTAATACCTCTGGTTTAGTTTCTCCGTTTTTATCCTCACAGTCATTTGACCACCCAGAAGGGGTTCCGTTATAGCCAATAGCGATTATTGAATCTCTTTTAACTAATACTGCTCCAACTTTAAGTTTCTTAGCTGAAGAGAGCTGAGCAAAGCGCTCGGCAACATCCATGTAAGCTTGCCTCCACTTTGGCTTCATTGAACTTCTTCGTAAGCTGGAAGCTCTGCATCAGGTACAATCAAGAGACGTTCAATATCGTCAATTTTAAATTTAATCATACCCAATGATACTACAATTGCCAATAGAAGCCCTACAACGGCAATTTTCCAAACAATGTTAAAGGTTTCCATCTTCGATTACTTTCTCCAACAAATCGTTAATAACTTCATTTACTGATACATCCCGTTCACAAGACTCTTCTATAAGCATTAATAGAACCTCTCTATCCCAGTTGCCTATTTCTAGCTCTACTTTAACAAAAGGTTCTAACTTTAGAGCCCCATCTTCAATCTTACAAGAGAACTTCTGACCCTTCTCCATATTAAGGGCTTGAAGTTCTTCATCAGTGAATTCAATGTAGTGTTCTTCTTTTACTTTAACAGTCTTTGGAATAGATTTCATATTAGTTTTTGGTTGAGTTCTTTGTTATTATAATGACTGTCAGAGGACTGGCAATGGAAATTTCTTTGTAATTCATTTTTAGTTTCTTGACAAAGATTAGCTTTAAAGAACTCTAGAAGTTTTTCTAGACCTTTATCCGATAAATGAAGCTCAACTTCAGATCCGTCGTATTCAGATCCGTAACTACATTCTATCTTGACAGTAACAGGAACAGAGTCTTTAAATATTTTTCCAGAGAAGTCTGAATAGTAAATAGCCTCTTCTGATTGTTGAGGTTTGAGTACTTTTTTCATTCCAATATTTTGCTTGCTCTTCTAAAATAGTCCACTAATATATTAGGTATGAACGTTGAAAAGATTATAGCCCGAGATCATAAGTTAAGGGAAGACTATTTGAAAGAAGCCAAGCTCAATGCCTGGCAGGAGCTTAATTTTAGCATCCGGTGTTGGCTTGATAAGCACTTTGGTGTCTGGGATATTTGGGATGTTGTTCCTTATAGATTCCAAAGACTTTACTACGATAATATCAAACCTATCTTTAAACCTAAACATTCAAGACTCCGTAAGGTTATTCCTCGTCAATGGAGTGACTTAACTCACCTCATTGTTGTAGTTAATTTTGAATTTATTAAATCGTTCTACGAGGATGAATATTCAAACGGTCTTATTGACTGGGAATCTGATGAACATCATAAAGCTTTTGCAGCCTGGTTAGAGTCTGCCTACAAGTACATTACTGTTGAACGTCCTGACTTAGAGAAGCAAATGGATGCAGCCTACCCTGAAGCAGACTTTGATAATCTGTTCGAAGAACCTAAAACTGACAAGCACGGTAATGTATCTCGCACTATAAAGACTTGTGAAGAGCGTTACGGAATGACCTATGAAGAGGTATACAGAGAAGTTTATCGCCTAGAAGCTCTTATTGATAAGAAGGACACCAAAGTTATTACAGAGCTTATTAAGAACCGAGACTACTTTTGGACATGATTATTAGTATGGGCAAACTATCCTTCTGGGCCGGCAATATACCTTTAGTAGAGAACGTTTACTTTCCTCGGTTTTCTTACTTCGATGGAGGATGTTATTGGAAGTTTTCTTTTCTTTGGCTAAAGTTTTTGCTTGAACTTTCCGGTTCAAAAATAGATAATAAGGTTTATAAAGAGGTATCTAAGGAAGAACTAGATACGATACTTAGTGAACTAAAATGAAACTTGTCTTAATAATAATCTTATTGCTTCTATTATGTTCTTGTACATACAACGACATGAGGAAGCTGTTTGTAGATAGGCCGGATGCTTATACTAAGATGTTAGGGGAGTTTGATTATACTAAAGATCAGAAAGAAAATGCTCGCAACAAGTTAGGTCTTGAAGTTAAGCATCCTATTCATGAAACTAAAGACAAGAAAAGGCTTTACTATGTTGGAGGTAATGTGTATCATAACTATGATGTGTTCATGAATGCATATCATGTTAATGGGTTCGGTCAGGTGGGAATGGAATTTTAATGAAGACTTTAGTTATACCTGATGTTCATCAACGCATTAATAATGTTAAATGGATATTAGAAAATGAAAAAGATTACGATGAAGTAGTTTTCTTAGGCGATTGGTTTGATTCTTTTTTTGATCCTCCAAAGGTTGCGGGGTTTGAAGAAACTTGTGAATATTTAAAGTATTTGATATTAGAACATCCTAACAAAGATAAATTTGTATTCTTGTTAGGTAATCATGATTTGTCATACATTCATGAGAACAAAGATTTTTCTTGTAATAAAATTTCTAAGACATTAAAGTATTACTGTTCAGGTTTTACGGCTTCTAAGGCTAAGAAGTTCCGTCATGCTTTTTTTGATCACGGACTAAAAGATAAATTCTTTATTGAACATTTTAATATAGTTCATCGCACACAAGGCTTCATTCTTTCACATGCAGGGTTATCTGATAAGCACATCCCGTATGGCTTAACTCCTGATGATGTTATTGATAAGATTGTACCTGAGGTGTGGAAAAACTTTAGAGACTTCACTCGTCCTCATAACTATCTTATCTCAGGTGCTGGATATTGTCGAGGTGGGGACTGCAATGTTGGTGGTATATTGTGGCAGGATTGGAATCAAGAATTCTTAGCCTCCGAGGCTATCGGCAAACAGATTGTAGGACATACAACAACTAAAGAACCAGATTGTCTAGCTATGAATAAACCATATGAAAGCTGGAATATTGATACTGAGAAAGATTACGGTATAATACTAGATGGTAGATTTACAACTAAACGTATGCCAGAAGAAGAACCAAAATACAAACTTTCTTCTAGAGTTACAAATTTACCAGATTATAAAGGAACATTAAGATATGACAGTTAAAGAACTAATAGAGGAGTTACAGAAACAAGACCCTGACAAACTTGTACTAGTTACAGCGTATGAGGAAGGGTATAACGAACTCAATAAAGTAGAACAAGTAAAAACGTTTTACAAGCCTACTGATAAGCATTGGGTTGGAGAGTATAGAGATTATCCGCTTGACGAATGTCTAGTATCCGCTATACTCCTACCTAGAAAGTAAATATATATGGCCGGAATATCTCAAAAAGAATATAACCAACAAGTTGATGAAGCTCTTATTATGTTCGGGGGCGGGGCTCCCTGTGCTAATATTGACCCAAGGATGTGGGGTGAGTTTAAGCACCTGTATAAAGAGTTCAATGATGCTGTTCCTAAAGTTATAAATTGGTCTTTTGATCAGGTAGATGATTGGATGAAGGGGTATGAGGAACAGCTAAAAGATAAATGAAGCCTGAATTAGAACAACAGCTAATCGCTAAGTACCCGAAGCTGTTTAGAGATGTAAATAAGTCTCCGCAAGAGACTTGTATGTGTTGGGGAATAGAATTTTCTGGAGACGGTTGGTATAAGATCTTTGATGACCTTTGTGATTATCTTACTGCACTTGCAGATCATCAAGAAATGTTTAAAGTCAAAGAAGAATTTAAGACCGAAGACAATAAAGGTTACATCTTCCTTTACCGTCCTTCTATATGTTTTTCTCAAGTAAAGGAGAAGTATGGTACTATCAGAGTGTATTGGATTGGTAACGGGTTAAAAGAGAATGAACAAGAACTCTTTGAACAGCTTTTACCTGAAGAGAAGACTAAAGCATTTAACAAATATTACGAACAGATTGAAAACGCTATTGACTATGTTTCATATCTTTCTAGTAAAGTATGTGAAATTTGTGGAGAACCAGGCAAATTATACGATAATGGTTGGGTTATGTCCCGGTGTAAGAAGTGTATAGTGGAGCATTATGGCTTTGATCCTGACGACGAACCTACTACAAAATTTTAATATGCAAAGATCTCTTAACTACAAAGACATCCATTTAATCCCTAACTACTCTGAGCTTAAGTCAAGAGCGTTAGCGGATACATTTGTAGACTTTGGAAAGTTTACTTTCAAGCTCCCTCTAGTGCCTGCTAATATGGCATCATGTGTGGACATGACTAAGGCAACTTGGTTGGCACAGAATGGGTACTTCTACATCATGCATAGGTTTTATGAGTATGATGAGACCTTGAACTGGATGCGCAGGATGAAAGATTGCAAAGATCTTCTTCCTTTTATTTCTATCTCAATTGGCATTAAGAAAAGAGATGTAGAGATGCTTAAGACTATTGTTGACGAGAAGTTAAGGTTAGATTTCGTTACAGTAGATGTAGCTCATGGAGATCATGAAGAGGCTCTCTATATGCTTAGGTATTTGAGTGAGCTTAAGCAATTGCTTTACCCTGAACTGTTTATTATTGGAGGCAATATCGCAACACCTTCTGCCTTCTTTAGAATGGCTCCTTACGCAGACGCGGTAAAAATTGGCATAGCCTGCGGCGCAAGTTGTATTACTTACAATAAGACAGGGTTTGCCTCTCCTATGTTCTCAACTGTCAACACAATTAGACAGGCCAGAGAAGAGTACAACGAAAAAACGGCCCCTCTTATTATTGCAGATGGAGGTATTTCTTGTAACGGAGATATTGCTAAGGCTTTGGTAGCGGGAGCTGATATGGTTATGGCGGGTTCAATGTTTGCTCGTTGTATTGATTCTCCAGCTATGGTTGATCCTACTGACCCTACTAAGAAGCTCTATTTTGGGTCTGCCTCTTTGATGAACGGTAACAAGAAAAATATCGAAGGACGAACACTTTCAATGCCTATGAATGGTATGACTTATGAACAAAAGCTTAAAGAGGTGCACCAAGATCTAACCTCTGCTATCTCTTATGCCGGAGGCAATGACCTGGAGGCCTTTAAAGAAGTTGAATGGTCTTTAATTTGAGCATTATTTTTTTCTATAATTACTCGAACAACTATGTGAACAGAATTTTTGTTCTTTTAAGTGGGGCATTAATTCCATTTCTTTGCTACAAAATAAACAATTTTTCTTTGTAGTTTGTTTTCTTCTTACAAGGTGTTTACCTCTATATTTGTCATAACATTCCATACAACAAAATACTTTTGAGGTATAACTTTTTTTAATAATTTTTTTATTACAATTTTTACAGTTTATTTCTATATCTTTTGCTGTTCTATTAGATTCTGTTAAACACTCTTTTGAGCAATATTTTTTAGTTTTTTCTAAATTTTTTACTACCAACATTTCTTTATTACAAACCTGACAATTTCTTTTTATTCTTTTATTCATGTAGTACTCATGAAATTTTCGTCTATAAATACTATAAGTTTTATTTTTTGGTTGTTTATGATACCATGAACATGAACTCATAAACATAACCGCTCTTATTAATCCAATATTATTAGGGTGTAATCTCGAAAGAAGTAAATGACAAATATAATGTTCACTAGCGGTTAAGTGCACTAAATTTTCAGGTATGTCTTGACCACCCATACATTTTGGTTTAATATGGTGCAGCTCGTAATAATCATTATTATTAATTACTCTATTACGAGCACGAGTGATAATTTTGTTGTAAATACTTTGATAGTTCATTGCAATATTATTTATTCTCTACTTAAATACAATGCAGCTGGTATAAACGTATTGATAGTTCATTGCAATTTACTGTTAAACAATTTATACCAGCTGTTTTTTCTTGATATTTTATAAAATGCTAATAATATAGTTTTATGGTAACTGTTATTCTCGGTAAAGGTTTTGTTGGTACGCATTTAGCACACTATTTTCGTAAAAATAATATTTCGTTTAAACATTTTTCTCAGTCAGAGCTTGATTATACTAATCCGTCTGTGTTTGAGAAATATATAAAAGAAAATAATATTGAAATTAAAGAAATTATTATAGCTTTTGGACTAACAGGGGTACCAAATGTTGATTTTTGCGAAGACAATAAAGAGCTCTGCTACAGCTACAATGTTTTATACCCTTTAAATGTTGTTCGAATTTGTCATACTTATGGTATCCCTCTTATTCATATAGGTTCTGGATGCATTTATTCCGGTTATGAAAAAGAATTTACTGAGGAAGATACACCAAACTTTGGAATCTACTCGAATGAATCTTCTTATTATTCAAAGTGTAAACATGTATTTGAGACTTTTGCTAAAGAATTTAACTGCTATGTTCTTAGAATTAGAATTCCTTTTACTGATATCTTGACTCGGAAGAACTATTTCAGTAAACTTCTCAATTACGACACCCTCATTAATGAACTTAATTCAGTTACTTCTCTCAATGACTTTGATGAGTTTGTAGTTCGGTTTATTAGCGCCAAGCCTGATTACGGGATTTATAATGTTGTTAATCCTGAACCAGTAAAAGCCGAAGAGGTCGTTCAGATTATGAAGGAGAGAGGTTTAAAGAATTCAAGATGGCGGTTCATTGATCTAAAGGATCTTAATACTAAGGCTAATCGTTCAAACTGTGTCTTGTCTACTAAAAAGATTGATGACCTGGGACTGCAGCTTCCTAATACCCAGACATCGTTGCTCCGGGACATCTCTACCCTAGCCCGTAACTTAACATGACAAATGTTCAAAAGCTAGTAGCTAAGGTTGCTACTGATTGCCAGAAGCATGGCATTGGGTTCCATCTCGTGCCTTCTAAACATGTAGACACAGATGGTATTAAGTGCTCAGGATACTTTGATGATATCGATCTTAAAGTAGCAGCACAAAAAGAAGACTGGCTGGATGTCTTAGTCCACGAGTCCTGTCATATGGATCAGTTTTTAGAGAAGCATCCATTGTGGGGCAAGGCTGATGCTGGGATTACAATGATTGAGAAATGGTGTTCAGGTACAAAGTATGCTGACGACAGACTTGTTCAGGCTTTCAAGGATACTATCGAGTTGGAGTGGGATTGTGAGAAGAGAACGGAGAAGAAGATTAAAAAGTTTAAACTAGATATTAATATGACCAAGTACCGTCAGCAGGTTAATTCATATCTTTTCTCTTATTGGGCAACGTATCGCAATCGCAAATGGTATCCCTTTCCTTACAACGATCCCAAGATCGTTCGTCGGATGCCAGAACAGATCTTACCCCTTGTAGAGTACCATAACCCTAAGACTGAGTATTTGAGATATTATAGGTAGCATTATTGTTCTATAAGCCATAATTGTTTTTATGGTTGTTGACATAGAACAAATTAAAGAACAAGAGTTTATACTTTTTCGTAAAGCTATACGGAAGTTCTATAAGGGCCGTCAAAACCAGTACCTAGAGGGGTTTAGAGAAAAGATTGAATCCGGGGAGATTGATCCAGACGATCCAGATTATAAAGAGATTTGTAATGAGGATGCTAAGGAGTTTATGTCCTCCCGAGGCGGAGAAGTCTTAAAGTTTATTCAGAGTTATGTAGACCAGAGATCTAACGAGGTCTTAGATGCTGTTAATGCTAAGAAGTATGTTAAGGGAAAGGCTAAAGTACAGCTCGAAGTTCTAAAGTATGTTTTAGAAGCCGGGGAAGAAGATTCTTTAAAGTAAATTATGTTTTAAAGCATAAGTGCGCTTATTAGATTCACTTATTTTACGGCGATGTTCTTCAGACATACTTTTACCTTTTCTATTTGAAGGTTGTCCTTTTCTTGCAGCACTAATCGCCTGTCGTTGTTTTTCTGACATAGGCCCGCGGGGACCCCTATTGGCTAACTGTTCAGGTGTTAGTTTTCTACCCATCATTGCTAAGCTTTGTTTGCGCTTTTGTTCTTCTGTTCTAGGTTTACCTATCTTAGCTAACCTAGCTGCTTCTTGTTTTGGTGTTAACGGTCTTCCCTTTTGAGCTGCTTTAATTTTAGCTATAACTTCGGGTGGTCTTGATTTACCGATTAAAGCTTTTTTAATGTTTTGTCGATGTTGCTCAGAAAGTTTTATTCCTTTTCTACTCTCAGCTATTTTTGATCTAGTTTGTTCTGATCTTTTTCTCCCTTTATGTGTTAAACTAGCAGCTATAGCACACTTTTTTCTCAACCAACCATATTTTTTGTTATTAGCTCTAGACCCATCCCTACTTACAGTCATCATATTAGCTGCATAAACTAAAGATTGATTATCAGGATAGATTTTAACAAGAAATAAATGAGCTATATAATGCTCTTCAGGTGTTAGATATGCAATTCCATCTGCATTAGTACCACCCATACATCGCGGTTTAATATGATGCCCTTCTGTATAATAGTTTAAAGGTTTTATTTTTGGTGCACGTTCTATAAGTTTGTTATAATGACGTGCGTAATCCATATACATATTTATTCTAGTTTCAAAGGAACTACATAAATATAGTTGTGAGGAAATATACCTATTCGTTCGAAATCTCAACAATGATTCAGATGTTTGCAAGTGCCATGGACGATATTACGATCAAGCGCTATAATAACTTAAGAGAACCTCAGGATTCTATTCGTTGCCGCTTTGTCTATGCACCTAAGCAACGGGTACTGGCAGATTTATTAGATAAGGCTCAGAACCTTCAACTGCCTGTTATAGCTTTAACTAATGGAGGCATTTCAAGAGACCCTAATAGAGTTTTTAATAAGATTCAGGGCTCTTATATGACCTCAACTAGCCCAACTCAAACTAATAAACTTTTACAACCCGTACCTATTGACCTAGCAATCAATATGACAATCTTAACTCGATTTCAAGAGGATTACGATCAAATTGTAACTAATTTTGTTCCTTATTTTGACCCTTATATTATCATATCTTGGCGTACCCCTTCAATGCCTGATTATGAAATTAGATCTCAAGTTGTTTGGTCAGGTAACATCACAGCAACCTATCCTTATGATATCAATTCAACAACAGTAGCTAGAGTAGAAGGTACAACTTCATTCACCTTTAAGGGTTGGTTGTTTAAATCAAAGCCTTCAGGCCCTGAAGCTACAATCTTTACCATTAATTCTAACTACTCTACTGAATCAGGTCTCAACTCTATGCTCTCTCTTGACGCCCTTAATGAACTGACAACTGAACGCAAAGTTCTTTCAGCTCAACCTCAACCAAGTATTATTAACTAATGATATTTTTAACTAAACCATATACCCCAGTAGCTTTTGTAGGCTTATCTGCAACTTTTAACGTTTACGGCAAATCCTTTATGCAGCTACAAGCAGTATATCTCTCCGGGGCGCCTCTCTCTGGCACTACATTTTATAACCCTTTTTCAGCTATTCCTAAACTATCTGCTAATAATCCAGGCTTTACAGCTTACAAGCTCTTACCTTCAAATTATTCAACTAATTTTGATAACACCTTAGTTATAAACATACCTCCACCAATTAGTACGGGTTATATCGATGTTATAGTCCAAAACCCGGCAGGTTATGGTAAACTAACTCAATATGCTGTTAAGTACCTGTATTCTGGAGAGCAGACACAACTTGAGCTTAGACCTTGGTCGTCTGGAATTTCTGTGCTAAGTGGCACCGATTAATCCTTTTTATTGCACTCCTTTAAAATTACAAAAGCAATAAAGATACAAAAGAGTATCGAAAAAGTAGCTTGTTCAAACATTTAATAGCTCTTCAAAGACTAAAAGAGCTTATTCGAAGTTACGACAACAACAAATAAGCTTTATCTCTTAGTATTTCCGAGCTACTAATATTTATTCAAATTAGTACACATAAACCAGCTTTCCCTTCACATTCTTAGTGGGTTTACGCGGGTTCTTAGACCATTTAATTTGATCGAAATTCTTAATATATTTGGGTATTTTTACTGGACGGGGATCGTCTCCTTTTCCCGCTGCTGAGGAAGTCATATTATTTAGCTTTATACTGTTTTTCGTACAACTCTTGCTCTTCTCTGGACATTCTCATGTCCTGTTTAGTTCCTCTGTTAGATCGGTCTTCCTTAGTTGGGAAGTAAACAGAACGTTTTTCTTCTTTTGAAAGGAGAGGAAAGAGTTCATTAATTAGATAACGCTTATTAAGTTTTGGAAATCGTCCGTGCATAATAATATATTAACCCCATTTTAAGGCTTTTGCAATATTAGGAAAGACTTCACAGAAGACTTTTTTCATCTCAAGCGCTACCTCTCGATGCTCTTTCTGTGTCTCTTCCTTTGCTCTCAATTGAATATAATGAATAAAGGAACGACATGATCCACTCATATACAAAGTCGTCTGAGTGTTAAGTGGTAAGACCATCCGGGCACTCTCTCTTGCAATACCTTGTTGTATCATTTCATTGTATACGTTGATCTGTTCTTCTTGCAACTTATCTATTTTAGCAAAAAGTTTTGGATCCTCTTGTACAGTAAAGACCTCATCTCCTACCTGTCGGTTTGTTTTACCTTGTTTGCGTAACTCAAAAGGTTCAAGAAGAGTTGCTGTTGAATAGCGCTGGCTAAATTCCTGAAAGGTAAAGGAGCGGTGTCTCAATATCTGAGCTGCAACGGCTCTAGAAGTTTCAATTTCAAAGGTGCAGAAGGCTTGTTCAAATATAGACCAATGCTGATGCTTAATGCAGTAATTGATCAAACGGTCTGAGGTATCAGTATTAAATTGATTTGCCGGATTGGATACCCGGGCACAATATACCATAAACCTTTCGGCATCGTTAATACCTTTTTCTTGGAGTTCCGGAGACGGACTAGTAATGGCTTTTAATGTAACTTTCATAATTTTTTAGCGAGCATTCTTCTTTCTACTTCAATTTTGTTGTTAATATTGTTGAGCTCTTTTTCTAGCTCTGCAAGTTTATTATCGTATTTTTCAAGTATTTTAGGATCGTCTTCATCTAGTAACAGCTCTCCTACTAAGACGGATTGTGCATGAATATCATCAATTTGCCTGTCAAGCCAGGCTAGAGTCTCTATGTGCATATTTGAATTCATACAGATATAGTATATTATCGATTGAAGAATACCAGCCTAACCTTAAATAATATAAATGATTCATCAAGCATACACTTATAATAATGCTATCCCTGGGAACACTACCGGTCCCGTTCAAGATCAGGCCTTTCCCTCAACTACTTTACTTGGTGCTTTTGTTTCTCGGCTCCCATATGCTTATCAAATCTTAGACTCAATGATGCAACGGAACCCAAGGTTCCAGGACTTTAAGAGAGCAGCACCTAAAAGAGAAGAGATCATTCAAGATCAGTCTGTTTTCCTAAATGACCCAGAACTTTCTTTTCAAGGCGGACCAGGGGCTCCAGGGGCTATTACGCTCAACAAGGATTACCAAGCATTTATCTATGCTAATGTAGATAAGGACAAGACTAGACGCTTACAGGATTATCGTCGTATGGCTGCTTTTGCTGAGCTAGCAGATTGTATCGACGAGATTTGCGATGAGTGTATCGTTAAGGATGACAATGATAATATTATACAGTTTAATTTAAGAGGGGATTATAGTAAAGAGGTTAAGGATACAGTTGAGAAAGAGTATAAGAAGTTTATTGAAATATTTGACTTAGAGGACAAAGGCTGGGAGTACTTTAGACAGTTTCTTATTGACGGGGAGTTATATTTTGAGAATATTATTTTAGATGATAAGAAGGATTTAGGTATAGTGGGTCTTGTCTCTATTCCTTCTGAACTTATTAACCCTGTTTATCAGAACGTTCAGAATGAAATGGTTAAAGGCTTTTTAATTCGTAAGCCCGTTGTAGGTCCGGCTACATCAATGAATCGTAAGGATCAAGAAGAATTGTTCTTCATGAACAAAGCTCAGGTCACTTATATTAACTCTGGTATCTGGAACGAGTATAAGTCAATCCGTCTGCCCTTTATTGAGAATGCAAAGAGAGCTTACCGTCAGTTATCACTTGTTGAGGACTCAATTGTTATTTACAGACTTGTAAGAGCACCTGAGCGTCTTCGCTTTACTATCTACACCGGTTCCATGCCACCACCTAAGGCTGAGGCTTATCTCAAACGTCTCATGCAGTCGTATTGGACTAAGAAGAATTTTGATTCATCGCAAGGCTCAGGAGGCCGGGTTACTAATATCTATGATCCTCAATCCATGCTCGATGCGTATTGGTTTACTAAAGATGCCCAGGGCAATGGTTCTACTGTTGATTCTCTTCCTGCAGGTCAGAATTTAGGACAGCTTGATGACTTAAATTACTTCCTTAAGAAGCTTTATAACTCTCTTAAAGTGCCTACCTCACGTTTTATGTCAGAGGATGGAGGAGTGTTTAAGGACGGAGCTGAGATTACAAGAGAAGAGCTAAGGTTTGCTCGCTTTGTAATGCGCATTCAAAGACAATTTGCAATGGGTATTCGAGACACCTTTATTGCGCATTTGAAGATGAAGGGTTTTTGGAAGCAGTACAAACTCAGAGAGCGTGCTGTACAGGTTGAGTTCAATGTTCCTACCTCGTTCATGGCAATGAGAGATCAGCAATTGCTGCAAATGAAGTTTGAAAACTTTAACTCAGCAACTCAAAACGATTCTATAGCTAAATCTTATTCACAAAAATATTATTTACAGTGGTCAGATGAACAGATGAAAGAGAATAGAGAATGGCTTCGAAAAGATTCTGCTATGTTGTGGGAGCTTTCACAGATTCAGAATATGGGACCGAACTGGAGAGAGCAAATGGCTGCCCAGGCCGGGGTTGCCCCTGAAGGAGGAGAGATGGCAGGAGGGGCACCAGCACTCGGCGGAGGCGGTGGAGGAGGTTCTGAGATTCCTGAATTTGGAGGAACAGCTCCGGCACCTGAAGCCGGGGTAGAGACAGGAGCGGCAGGGCCTGGTGCAGAAGCCGGAGCAGGAGCACCCCCAGAATCCGGACCACCAACCCAGGCTACAGGAGCTTCAACACCTTCAACTCCTCCAGCGTAAACCCATAAATATAGGTATATGGCCTACACCTATAACTTTCCTAGACACAGAAGGGGTGATACTTGGGACGGAATTAATTCTATTGGTATTTCAGTCAATGGTGTACCTGTAAATCTTTCTAACACTATTATAACAATAGAGTTAAGAGAAGATTATGATTCTCCGCCCGCTTTCTCTCTATCAACAACCACATCTACTATTTCTGTTTTACCTTCTCTTTCAGCATTTACTATTCCCGCTATCGTCATCGATATACCCCCTGCAACATATTTATATGATATTCAAATAACCTATCCCACAGGTATTATAAAGACTTATATGGAAGGTAAGTGGGAAATTTATTTTGATATAACCAAATAATATGGCTGCTGATACCTTTTTAATAGATCTCTCTACAACTGTCGAGAATGTAAATGTTAATGTGGCGTTGGTATCAGCTGAGTCTACAGTTATTGAGTATTCATTCCCTCAAGGTCCTCCAGGACCTCAAGGTATACCTGGTATCGGTAATAATAATAATACCTTTGAAGTAAGTAAAATTAATAACGATAATATTTTTAATGTATTAACCGGTATTAGTGCTCTTCGTTTTGATGACAATTCAGGTTTTGATGTTATAGATTTAAGTAGCGGTGCTGTTAAGATAGGTTTAAATAGTACATTTAAATTTTGGGAGGTAAGTGGCTATGATATTACTTCACCTCCTTTAACTGCTTTAGGTCTTGATACGGTAATTTTTATACCCGGAGATAATATCTCTATAACTACTGACCCGAGCGTTTTACCTCAAACAATAACATTTAGTACTAATATTACAAGTATACAGGGTGTACAAGGTGTTGCTGGAGAACAAGGAATTCAGGGGGTTCAAGGTGTTCAAGGATTAATAGGCTCTCAAGGTAGTCAGGGGCTTCAAGGCTTGCAAGGTTTACAGGGGCTTCAAGGCTTACAGGGCACTCAAGGTGTTCAAGGCTTACAAGGCGCTCAAGGTGTTCAAGGCTTACAGGGCACTCAAGGTGTTCAGGGCTTACAAGGACTTCAAGGAATTATAGGAAATCAAGGAACTCAAGGAACTCAAGGTCTTCAGGGTTTACAAGGAGTTCAAGGCTTACAGGGCGCTTTAGGTGTACAAGGAACACTAGGGTTACAGGGGCTTCAAGGCATACAAGGTTTACAAGGTAATCAGGGCCTACAAGGAACACAAGGGTTACAAGGTACGCAAGGACTTCAAGGTGTTCTGGGGTTGCAGGGATCTCAAGGTGTTCAAGGAGTTCAGGGTATGTTGGGCATACAGGGGTTATCAGGTACTCAAGGACTTCAAGGACCATTAGGTTTACAGGGGTCACAGGGATCTCAAGGCTTACAGGGCATACAAGGCTTACAGGGCATACAAGGAGTTCAAGGTGCACAAGGCACTCAAGGTACTCAAGGTCTACAAGGCCCTCAAGGTGCACAAGGCCTGCAGGGTTTGCAGGGGTTGCAGGGCCTTCAAGGCTTACAAGGTCTTCAGGGGTTACAGGGACTCCAGGGTACGCAAGGCACACAGGGTCTACAAGGGTTATCAGGGGTTCAGGGAACTCAGGGTCTGCAGGGCACTCAAGGTACTCAAGGGGTACAAGGTCTTCAAGGTGTTATAGGCATTCAAGGACTATCTGGTATTCAAGGATTACAAGGTGTGCAAGGAACTTTAGGTCTTTCAGGCCTTAGCATACAGGGAGTTCAGGGCTTACTAGGTATTCAAGGAGCACAAGGCACTCAAGGCACTCAAGGTCTGCGAGGTGCTACAGGTACAGCAGGTATTGACGGCACTCAAGGTACCCAGGGCACTTTAGGGCGCCAAGGCACTCAAGGAACCTCAGGAGAGACAGGAGGAATCGGTACCCAGGGAACTATAGGCTCTCAGGGTATTCAAGGCAGTACAGGTAGTACTGGTCTTTCTGGCTTTCAGGGTACACAAGGCTTACAAGGTTCTATAGGCTCTCAAGGCCTACAAGGGGCGTTAGGACTTCAAGGTCTTCAGGGTTTGCAAGGTCTTCAGGGCTTGCAAGGGTTACAAGGAACTATAGGCCCTCAAGGCTTACAAGGCAATTTAGGGTTTCAGGGTTCTCAAGGCTTGCAAGGTCTTCAGGGCTTGCAGGGTGTAATAGGCTCTCAAGGTCTACAAGGGACTATAGGCCTGCAAGGTACACAGGGCTTACAAGGTACACAGGGCTTACAAGGCATTCAGGGTTTACAAGGCACTCAAGGCTTACAGGGTATATTGGGCGAACAAGGGGTTCAGGGATCTCAAGGTCTTCAAGGGCTTCAAGGGCTATTAGGGGATCAAGGCACACAAGGTCTTCAAGGTCTGCAAGGCATTCAGGGCTTACAAGGCATATTTGGTGAACAAGGTGTTCAGGGATCTCAAGGTATTCAAGGCTTACAAGGACTTATAGGGGATCAAGGCGTACAGGGATCTATAGGTTCTCAAGGTCTACAAGGAACTATAGGTTCTCAAGGTATTACAGGCTCTCAAGGCTTACAAGGAACTCAAGGGTTACAAGGCTTACAAGGCGAGATCGGGGCTCAAGGTACACAGGGTGTTATAGGTTTTCAAGGAACACAAGGTCTTCAAGGGGTTATAGGTTCTCAAGGTTTACAAGGTACCCAGGGTACGATAGGTTTCGATGGTGATCAAGGTACTCAAGGCACACAAGGCTTACAGGGACTTCAAGGTGTTCAAGGTATAATAGGGCCGCAAGGTTTACAAGGCACTCAAGGACTTCAAGGTTTGCAAGGCTTACAAGGACTACAAGGCAGTCAAGGCCTTCAGGGACTACAGGGCATTCAAGGCTTACAAGGAGAGATTGGTGTTCAAGGTACTCAAGGTCTTCAAGGACTACAGGGCCTGCAAGGTCTTCAAGGCTTACAAGGTCTTCAAGGAGAGATTGGTATTCAAGGCACTCAAGGGCTGCAAGGCCTTCAAGGCTTGCAAGGTCTTCAAGGCTCTCAAGGTGTTCAAGGTATTACTGGAGGTACAGGTGAATCAGGCGTTCAGGGAAGTATAGGCTCTCAAGGTACACAAGGCTTACAAGGTCTTCAAGGCTTACAAGGTGTTCAAGGTTTACAAGGTACTATAGGCTCTCAAGGGGTTCAGGGAACAGTGGGCTCTCAAGGCACACAGGGAACTCAAGGTATAATAGGCTCTCAAGGCACACAGGGTCTACAAGGTCTTCAAGGATTACAAGGCCTTCAAGGCTTACAAGGAGATCAAGGTACTCAAGGCATACAAGGTCTTCAGGGTCTACAGGGTATTATAGGCTCTCAAGGAGTTGAAGGCTCTCAAGGAACTCAAGGGTTACAAGGTCTACAAGGTCTACAAGGAGTTCAAGGCTTACAAGGTCTTCAAGGCACTATAGGTTCTCAGGGTGTTCAGGGAAGTATAGGCTCTCAAGGCACACAAGGCTTACAAGGTCTTCAAGGTTTACAAGGTCTTCAAGGTTTACAAGGTGATCAAGGGATCCAAGGGACTATAGGCTCTCAAGGCATACAAGGCACACAGGGCCTTCAGGGCTTACAAGGGCTACAAGGCTTACAAGGTGTTCAAGGCTTACAAGGTGTTCAAGGAACTCAAGGTATTCAGGGAGTTCAAGGGACTCAAGGTATTCAGGGCGTACAAGGGGTTATAGGTTCTCAAGGTTTACAAGGTCTTCAGGGTGTTCAAGGACTTCAGGGTTTACAAGGTTTGCAAGGCGTTATCGGTATTCAAGGGCTTCAAGGTCTTCAGGGAGTTCAAGGCTTACAAGGAGTTCAAGGCACTCAAGGTATAATAGGTTCTCAAGGCAGTCAAGGCCTACAAGGTCTTCAGGGCCTACAAGGTATTATAGGCTCTCAGGGGTTGCAAGGACTTCAGGGTTTGCAAGGTGTTCAAGGTTTGCAAGGCGTTCAAGGCGTTCAAGGCGTTCAAGGTACAATAGGTTCCCAAGGTGCTCAAGGTTTGCAGGGATTACAAGGATTGCAAGGTTTACAAGGCACTATTGGTTCCCAGGGTATTATAGGTATTCAGGGTACCCAAGGTTTACAGGGTTTGCAGGGAACTCAAGGGATCCAAGGGACTATAGGATCTCAAGGACTGCAAGGCCTTCAAGGTGTTCAAGGTACTCAAGGTGTTCAAGGTACTCAAGGTTTGCAGGGAGTTCAAGGTACTCAAGGTGTTTCTGGTTTTATTGGAGCTCAAGGTGCTATAGGATCTCAAGGAACTCAAGGTCTACAAGGACTACAAGGGGTTCAAGGTAGACAAGGAACTCAAGGTATTATAGGTCCTCAGGGTGTTATTGGTTCCCAGGGTAGTCAGGGTCTTCAAGGTCTTCAAGGCTTACAGGGTAAAGAAGGACAAGCAGCTGCTCAAGGTTCCCAGGGAACTCAAGGCTTACAAGGTACACAGGGAACTACGGGAGCTCAAGGGACACAAGGGACTCAAGGCTTACAGGGAACTCAAGGCTTACAGGGACTACAGGGCTTACAAGGTCTTCAAGGCACGCAAGGCACGCAAGGCTCTACAGGTTCTCAGGGTAGCCAGGGGCTTCAAGGCTTGCAAGGTTTACAGGGTCTTCAAGGCCTGCAAGGCTTACAAGGCAGAGAAGGGCAGGCGGCAGCTCAAGGCTCTCAGGGTACACAAGGTCTACAAGGTACACAAGGTGTTCAAGGCTTACAAGGAGTTCAAGGTCTTCAAGGTACACAAGGTGTTCAAGGCCTTCAAGGCTTACAGGGAACTCAGGGTGTTATAGGTTCTCAAGGTAGTCAGGGGCTTCAAGGCTTACAGGGATTACAAGGTAGACAAGGAACACAGGGAATTATAGGCTCTCAAGGCAGTCAAGGCTTACAGGGAACTCAAGGCTTACAGGGAACTCAAGGTATTATAGGGCCTCAGGGTAGCCAGGGGCTTCAAGGCCTGCAAGGTTTACAGGGCTTACAAGGTATAATAGGTTCCCAAGGTGCTCAAGGCTTACAGGGCGCACAAGGCTTACAGGGTGCACAAGGCTTACAAGGACTTCAGGGCAGACAAGGAACTCAAGGGGTTGTAGGTTCTCAGGGTAATCAAGGAACTCAAGGTCTTCAAGGCTTGCAAGGCGTACAGGGCACTCAAGGGGTTGTAGGTTCTCAGGGTAATCAAGGAACTCAAGGTCTTCAAGGCTTGCAAGGCGTACAGGGCACTCAAGGGGTTATAGGCTCTCAAGGTAGTCAGGGCCTTCAGGGGTTGCAAGGTAATCAAGGCCTTCAAGGTCTTCAAGGCTTGCAGGGCACTCAAGGAACTCAAGGGATTATAGGGCCTCAAGGACTTCAAGGTAATCAAGGCTTACAAGGCACTCAAGGGGTTATAGGCTCTCAAGGAGCTACAGGTTCTCAAGGCAGTCAAGGTCTACAAGGCTTACAAGGACTTCAGGGCAGACAAGGAACTCAAGGTATTATAGGTTCTCAAGGAACTATAGGTTCTCAAGGCAGTCAAGGTCTTCAAGGCTTGCAAGGTGTACAGGGCACTCAAGGAGTTATAGGTTCTCAAGGAGCTATAGGTTCTCAAGGCAGTCAAGGTCTTCAAGGCTTACAAGGTAGACAAGGAACTCAAGGTCTTCAAGGCACTATTGGCTCTCAGGGTATCATAGGTTCTCAAGGAGCTACAGGCTCTCAAGGCTTACAGGGTCTTCAAGGCTTGCAGGGCATTATCGGGTCTCAGGGAATTGTAGGCTCTCAAGGTGCTACAGGCTCTCAGGGTGCTACAGGCTCTCAGGGTACCCAAGGTCTACAAGGCAGACAAGGCCTTCAGGGCACCCAAGGACTACAAGGATTTACTGGTAGTGTCGGTTTATCTGGTATTCAAGGAACTCAAGGCACTCAAGGTCTTCAAGGCTTGCAAGGTAGACAGGGAACTCAAGGCACTTTAGGCTCTCAGGGCTCTCAAGGGTTACAGGGAACTCAAGGCACTATAGGGTCTCAGGGAGCAACAGGCTCTCAGGGCTCTCAAGGGTTACAAGGCAGACAAGGAACTCAGGGGGTTCAAGGGCCAACAGGTGTTATAACTCCAACAGCAACTACTACTGGAACTCTTCACTATCCAATATTTGTACAAAGTGGAGATCTGTCAACACCTAGAATTCGCTCAGGGGTACCTGCTCTTATTTTTGATGCTGCTAATACTAGACTAGGTATTGGAGTACAACCTAATGTAACTCTTACCCTTTCAGGTAATCTTTCAGCCACTGGTACCGTCTACGCCCAACAGGGCAATTCCGGTGAATGGATTTCAAGAAACCAAGCTATAGCTTTCTCTATAGCGCTATAAATAATATAAGTTAATGAAAGTTTTAGCAAATAGATACTCATTTTCGCCATCTACAAAGCAGGTATTTTTATCTGGTTTTACTACCAATATAACTTTAGAGCAATTATTGCTTATAACTAATGTAGCAACTAATACTATTATCTATAATTTTGCCGACCCCGCAGCAGGGGCTAATATAGTTAATAATGTTATAACTCTATCTGCTGATACTACATCAATGGGGGCGTCTGATAGTTTGCAGATCTTTTTAGATGATTTTTTTGAACCACTCTTTGGGGTATATCAAGATGCTACTACCTACTCCCCAGTTACTTCAGTATCTGCAGTACCTTCTCTAACCGGGGTCAATGCACCTCTTACCATAGACATACAAACAGGAGGAGCTGTTGCGTTGCAGGGAGACTTAGATAAAGATATTGACAGTGTAACTATTTTTGATGTTGGTTATGCCTCTATCTCTAATTACCTTTCGGGTGAAACTACAGGTACAGTAGCTTCAGGTACCGGTGTTCAGGTATTATCAGCTAATGCTAACAGAATTACTTTATTCGGTCATAATCTAGGTACTAGTCCTTTATTTGTCAAATATGGTCTAGGGTGTAACCCAACATCGTTTAATTTTGTTTTATACCCCGGAACAGCTGTTGGAGACGGTAGAGGAGAAAAATTTTCTGATGACAGATACAAAGGAGACATATCTGTTAATACTACAGCAGGAGTTTTAGCTCAATATATATTCTGGGAGGGGGTGTAAGCTATGGCATTAATTTTTAGCGGTACTGGAGCATTAGGACCTCAAGGTGTTCAAGGTGTTCAAGGTGTTCAAGGCCTGCAAGGTGTTCAAGGCTTACAGGGTAGACAAGGAACACAAGGTACTACAGGAGCTCAAGGAACTATAGGTTCCCAAGGCACTATAGGTGCTCAAGGTCTACAAGGCTTACAGGGCAGACAAGGTACTCAGGGTATTATAGGCTTACAGGGTTTACAAGGTCTTCAAGGCTTACAAGGCTTACAGGGGTTTACAGGTGGAACAGGTATACAGGGAACTCAAGGTCTACAAGGTCTTCAGGGCACTCAAGGCACTCAAGGCACTCAGGGTATTATAGGCTTACAGGGTAGTCAGGGTTTACAAGGTCTTCAAGGCTTACAGGGGTTTACAGGTGGAACAGGTATACAGGGAACTCAAGGTCTACAAGGTCTTCAGGGCACTCAAGGTACTCAAGGTACTCAGGGTATTATAGGCTTACAGGGTTTACAAGGTCTTCAAGGCTTACAAGGCTTACAGGGGTTTACAGGTGGAACAGGTATACAGG